ATAGCTAACTGCACCTTCTTCACTGTTGTCAAATGCCAACGCTGTGTTGAAGCCCCAGTTGTTTAGTTCTGTTCCGTTAGGTTGTAATCTAAACGGTGTATCACCAACAACAAATGCTGTTAATCCGCGATCTGTGTTGAATGCAATCATATTTTGAATTGCTTCTGGATATCCAGGAGCTGCAATCAAATTAAAGATTACAGTGTCAGTGTCACGAATACTTTGGTTAGTGTCAATTAGGGCTTTGAATGCTTCTACAACAAAACCTCGTTGAGCCCAACGACCAAAGCTGCCCTGGCCGGTTGGTTGGTTAGGACTTACTGTGATCCAACGGTTAGCAACATAAGGAGTAGAGCTGTTAGATCCGTCCATTTGCTCGTCGTTGTAACGTGGGTTCTTACCGTCGTTTGCATCAATGTTGATGTGTGTTGTAACATACTTCTTAACGTTGAATCCTGAACGGCGTAGGTTCCACAAATGCATACCACGTGGGTATAATGCTGGATCTGGTGCGTCTGGGTCTAAGTAGTCACTGGCTAGTAGATCAACAATGTCTGCCATCTCTTCGCTTGTTCCTGCTGTGCTCCAACGTGCATCTGCAAACAACCATCCGTCTGGAGTTGTTTGATCTGTAGTGTCTTGTAAAATCCATTTTCCGCCTGTACGGATATAAACTACTCTGCCATAGTTACTGACGTCAGCTGTGCTGATCCAAATGTCGTTATCAACTAATGGATCACCGTTGCTCTGTGTAGTAGGTGCTACACTGGCAACAATTGGACCTGCAGGATCAGTTAAAGGATATACATTCTTATAACCTTTCCATGTTGTTCCGTTGTGAACCATAATATCTACTTCGTCAACAACACTGCTATACCATAATTGACCATCAATTGGGTCTGTAAATGGTGTTTGTGCTGCTGCTTCGTATACTAAAGGCTTCCAGTTACTTGCATAGAACGTGATGTCTCTGCTGTCGTATGTAGCTTTTGCGTATAAATTCTTTGTTCCAGTTTCAATACCGGTAGTGCTGTTTCTGCTCCAACCGGAGAATCCTAACACACTAGTCAATGGTGAACCTGTACCATTCTTAAGATTGATCTGGCCGCCTATTGCGTGTTGAATTGTTAAACTTGTAGCTGCTCCGCTAGCGTTTGAACTAGCAACACTAGCAGTTACATGCGTCATATTCAGTGCGTTAATCTTGCTGATAATATCATCAACATCGTCGCCTGCTACTAAGTTAACAGTGTATGCAGTGCTATAATTAGCAACGCCAGCAGTGGATGTGTCTAAACCTTCGTAAATTACAAAGTTAGATGTTGTAGAAACTGTTCCAGTTGTAGCAACGCTGGTAATCTTTGTTGCACCGCTGGCGTTTCTTCTGTAGGCTTTGAATGCAGCAACCTGCGGACTAGATGTAGAAGTTGTTGCACTTCCTGCACCCATTGTAAAGTTCTGCTGAATATAGACTCTGCCAACTGGAATATCACCAGTAGCATCGATAGTATTAATAGCTGTTTGATGCTCATCAAAAATACTAGCAGATTGCAAGCTAAATGCACCTTGTGCTTCGCTGTACAACTTAACATACCAATCTGCACCGCTGTTAGGCACAGTTGTTTTAACATATACAGAACCTGTTGGCTTATCGCCAAAATCTGGATACTTAGTGTGAGGTGCTTGATATAGAGTTACTGCATCATAAGTAGCTGCTGGTAAACCAATAGCAGTTAACATTAATGCTAATCCAGTACCTTCTACAATTCTAATCTTTCCGTCAGATACAGAACCGTCACTCTTTGCACGAGCATCTGCATATAGCTCTAAGAACCCGCCGGCATTTACTCTAGAACCAACTCCATGCACTCTCATAGCAGTGTTAATGCTAGTTGCTAGTGCAGTTAGTGTAGTTCCGCTTAGGGTAACAGTTTGACCGTTGATGATCAATGTGTTGCCATTATAAGCAGTTAATGCAGGGTTAGATGCAGTAGATACCACAACAGGGTGGCTTGTCTGCCAGCATGTGCTAGAGAATGTTGCAGCAGAAGCAAAACCTGCTTCAAAGTTTGTACCGACTACTACCCAATTTCCGCTGCTGTTTTTGTACCATACAGTGTTGGCATTATCGCTAGTTACTACTATTGCATACTGACCGTTAGAGCCAAAACTTGCTTTTGGAGTAACGCCAGTACCGCCATCAGTTACTGTGGCATAGTTATCGTTATCAATTACTAGAGGAACTTTGTTAGTAAAGCTGTCTGTAGAAGTGTTCCACTCAAAAATACCCCAACGTGTGTTAGATGTATCAAGCCAGTATGTTCCGTCTACTGGTTCGCCCACTGGCATAGAACTTGCTGCACTAATTTGACTTAGATCTAAATCTGCACGAACAACATATGCACGTGAACTTACACCTAATACAGAATATGCTGCTTGTAAGCCGTATTCGTTTTGTTCACCACCGTGTACTGGATTTCCGCTTGCATCTTGATAGAATTGCGGAGTTCCGAATGTATCAGTTAGATCACGTTGGCTAGTAATTAAATAAACTCGACCAGCATTTGCTGATAGTGTTCCGGGTGCCGTACCTGTACCGCTAGCATTCTGCTTGTTGGATGCGGTTGCCACAAAAATCAAAGGTACAGTCGACGGTGCTGCCGGTAAGTAAAAACTCTCGTCAATTACGCTAACTTGTACGCCTGGTGAATTTAAAGCCATTTGTTATCTCCCATATAATGGTTTTCTTTTGTATATTTAGTACCAATGGCTAAAAACTACCGGGTTAAATACTGAACAAAAGGGAACTAAAAGGGCGGTCGTATGCGTGATCTATGTAAAAAATGTCAAAGAAGGCCTGTTGCTATCAATTATCTTAAAGAAGGCAGGATATACTATAGGTCAATGTGCGATCATTGTTCTAAGAGTTACAAGACAGCTCGCCCTACCTGGTCAAGTAGTGGGTACAAAAAGAAAGCCGCATGTGATAGATGCGGCTTTAAAGGTGAAGACTCGGAGCAGTTCGATGTGTATCACATAGACGGTGACATCAGTAATTGCAAGTATTCAAATTTAAAAACAGTCTGTGCTAACTGTCAACGAATATTACACAAGCTCAAACAACCTTGGAGGCGTGGGGATCTAACACCAGATTTTTAATCTGTTCGAATAGTGCATCGATGGTAGTATCATTGTAGACTGTGTGGTCAATATCTCTACCAACCCAAGCAGTTTCACTAGCGTGTATCTTAAGTTTGTCTAAATGACTCTTGCTTAGACTCCAAGTAGAGTTACCATCGGGGCCTCTATTGTAGCTAACTGCGGCGTCATACCATTCAGGATCATCTCCCCGCTTAATACGAACCACAATACCTCCAGCATTGTGAATAGCTTTAATTTCGTTAGGAAAACGTACATCTGAGATAACAATATTATCACCAGTTTTTCGCATTTTATTTTCTAATGAAGCAATCCAGATATCGTCGTGGAAGCCAGTGCGGCAAACTTCTGTACCCCATAACTGTAGCATAAGTCTAGGAGTAAGATTAGGCATTTTTAAGCGTTCTGCCCACCAAGTATCTACTTGTTCACGCCATTCGCGGGCTTCTTTTGTGCGGCCTTCTAACAGAGTGCGATCCCATCCAAATACGCAGGCCACTGCATCTTTAAGAGTATTTGCAAATGAGTCTCGTCGATAACCGTGAAAATTTACCAAATAATCTGCGGCAGTGTCTTTGCCTGAGCCAATAAAACCAACGAAACCTACTATCATAGTATCTCCTGCGATACTATAATTTACATTATCCTATGACAAATGTCAACGGTGTTTGGTTATCTTTGTAGTTGATTAGATCCATTTCTAAGGCTTCCATTTCGGCTTTGCCTTCTGATTTTAATGCAGTACCGTTTAGGTTGGTGCCGCCTTGCGGACTTGCAATAGTTGCAAACTTTTCACGTGCTTCACCTAGCATGACTTTACAGTTTGCCAGTGCATAGTCCTTGATCCATATGCCAGAGTAAGGGTCTTGAATGATGGTAAAATCAGGCTTCTGATTATACATCCACAATAGAACGTTTTCTTCTCCGCGAGGGCGTTGAGTAATTCTCAAACGCTTTGCAGTAGGATTCCAATCAAAGTTAATGTAGCTACCAAACATTTTACCAACTTCTTTCTGGTAGCTAGCAAACATATAATAGGTAGCAATCCCACCCATCTGTGTGCTGGCCATTAGATAAGTGTTAGTATAGGCCAAGTTAAACGGTTCAAATAGCGTACCGCCATCGCCACCGCCTGTTCTACTGCCTACGCTTCTACGAAATACTTGACGAACTTGCATAACTTCTGGTGCAAGTATGTAATCATTAACATCTGTTTGCAAGGTTAAGAAGCCAAAACTTTCTTCAACAGCATTGCTGCTACGTTGACGATATTTTGCTAGGGCACGATCAATAGCAGTATTGTAGTGTTTAGGGTCTAATTCAACATCGACCATCCCGTCACCTAGCATGGTACGGATATATTCAACTACGTTTTGTCTTTGGGTGTCAAGTTCGTTCATACCAATATTTAGCAATAAATATATGACTATGCCAAGACTATCACTTTACCGCCCTGAAAAAGGCAATGATTTCCGTATGATTGACCGTGTCATTTATGAACAGTTTCAAGTCGGCGGTACTGATATCATTATTCACAAATACCTAGGTCCTGCTGACCCTTTAGAGGGCGAGGCAACTCCTACCACTCCTGTAAACACTAACCCTATTCCTGAACTAGGAATACAAGATGTGTTGTTTATGGAAAATAGAGACAGAAAATATGAACCCGATGTGTATGTTTCTCGAGGAATCTACACAATGCAGGATATTGATTTTAATCTTCAGCAGTTTGGTTTCTTCTTATCTAACGATAACATTATGATTACTTTCCACCTACGTGGTATTGTAGAACTGTTAGGTAGAAAATTAATGGCAGGAGATGTGTTAGAACTGCCGCACTTAAAAGACGAATATGCACTAGGCGACGATATGGTTGCACTAAAACGATTTTATGTAGTGTCGGATGTTGCTCGTCCTGCATCAGGTTATAGCCAAACATGGTATCCACATTTGCTCCGTGCAAAATGTGAGCCACTAGTTGACAGTCAAGAATACAAACAGATATTGGATCAAGACAGCGGTGATGGACAGAACAGCCTTCGAGACATCCTTTCAACATACAATCAAAACATTGCCATTAACAATCAAATTATTGCACAGGCAGAATCAGATGCTGGGTTAAGTGGATACGACACTGATCAATATTATATTTTGCCTTTACAAGAAGATGGCAAATTAGATATTCGAGACACTACTGATACAGATGTTGATGCTAGCTATGACGGTAATGCAGCAGATGCAAGTTCTGTATTTGTAACTCCTGAAAAAGACGTTTACATTAGCTATCTTCAAGGAGACGGCAAACCACCAAATGGAGCACCTTACAGTTTCGGCATTGAATACCCAGCTAACCCCGGTATAGGTGCATATCATTTACGCACAGATTACATGCCAAATAGATTGTTTAGATTTAGCGGCAACGGTTGGGTTTATGTAGAAAGCAATGTTAGAATGACTATGACTAACAAGCCAGTTGACGGAATTCCTGCACCAGATGCATTAACAAGACATACTCAGCTTGGCAGCTTTATTAACAACAATAATACTGCAACTATTGCAGGCCGCGTAGTTGAAGAACGACAAAGTCTAAGCAAGGCTTTAAAGAAACGACAAGGCCCTGAAGCAGATTTATGATAGAGGTATATATGGACGATTATCAAAATTACAAAAGATTTACATCTAAATGCAAATGCGGATGTCCTGCACACTGTGATCATAGTTGTACTGAGTGCGAATACTGTCCGGACTGCGAATGCCCTGAATGCAAAGAGCTTGACAAATCTAGAGGATAAAATTAATGGAACATTTTTACGACGGCCAAATACGCCGTTACTTGACACAATTTATGCGACTAATGAGTAATTTTACTTACAAAGATGGTCGTGGAAATGTGATTCAAATACCAGTTAGATATGGAGATATGTCTAGGCAAGTAGCCAGCACATTGAAAAAGAACAGTGAGAACGTGCTTAACTCTGCACCTTTCATTGCCTGCTATATTAAAAGTCTAGACATAGCCCGCGATAGGTTACAAGATCCTAGCTTTGTGGGCAAAATGCACATTAGAGAAAGGCAGTTTGGTTACGTTGATGAAAACCCAGATAGCCCTACATTTGGACAAACTATTCAAGACTACGCAAATGTGCAAGGTGAAAATTATACAGTTGAACGATTAATGCCAACACCGTTTAATTTACAATTTGTTGCAGACGTGTGGAGTACCAACACTGAACAGAAACTACAAATTCTAGAACAAATTTTAGTATTGTTTCGTCCTGCAATGGAAATACAGACTACTAGTAACTATATTGATTGGACCAGTCTCAGCTATGTAGAGCTTACCGGAATGAATTGGTCTAGCAGAACTATTCCGCAAGGTACTGAAAACGACATTGACATTGCCACCATGAATTTCTTAACTCCTATATGGTTAAGTCCTCCTGCTAAAGTTAAAAAGTTAGGTATCATTACTAAAATTATTGCTAACATTTTTGCAGAGGAACAAGGTACAAGTGCAATGGGTCCTGAATTTAGTTTCTCTAATCCAGTATCTAGAGTCACGGTAACTCCGGGCAACTTTTCGATCTTGTTAACAAATAACACAGCTAAACTAATGGCAGCATCTGAAAACTTGTTAGTAAATGACTTAGAACAGATTCCAATTAAAGCTGGCACTAAAATTAACTGGAAGGCATTATTAGATCTATATCCTGGCAAGTTTAGAACAGGACTGAGCCACATCGAACTTACAAAACTTGATGGTGGGAAAATTGTAGGCTACCTAAGTATTAATCCATTTGACGAAGCAGACATGGATGTTTTAAACATTCAGTTTGACGGAGAAACTTTGCTGAACACTGCAATTTCTGATCTTACAAATACTGTAAGTAGGGGCACAGTCAATGCTATTGTAAATCCAAAAACATTTAATCCAGGTACACCTAGTGTTGATGCACGTTATTTGATACTAGAAGATATTGTTACAACAGAAGAGGATGGACCTAATGCATGGGCCAACAGTAATAGCACCAACTTTACTGCATCTGCAAATGATATTATTCAATGGGACGGAGTGCAGTGGAATATAATTCTCAGTTCTGCAGATACAACTGAAACAACATATATAACTAATTCATATACAGGAATACAATACAAGTGGGATGGCACCCAGTGGTCTAAGAGTGTAGACGGTATGTATTATCCTAGTGAATGGCGTTTAGTTTTATGATACGTGAAGACATTGTATGCAGTGGAGGTTTATTCTTTGCTAAAGATACAAAAAGATTTTTATTTTTGTTAAGAAATCAAGGCAAAACTGCGGGCACATGGGGCATTGTTGGCGGCAAGAAAGAGCCTGCTGATGCTACTCCGTATGCCGCATTAGAAAGAGAAATCACAGAAGAAGTTGGATCTCTGCCTAAAATAAAGAAAGTAATTCCGCTAGAGCTGTTTACTAGTGAAGATCAACGATTTTATTTTAACACATACATGTTAATTGTTGACAAAGAGTTTATTCCTGTGCTTAATGACGAACACGTGGGATACGCATGGTGCAGTTTAAATCAGTGGCCAAAGCCTCTGCATCAAGGTGTTAAGAGAAGCCTATCTAATCGAACTAACAAAACTAAAATAGAATTGCTAATTGAAATAGTCAGCTGATTACCAAGGCTTGTTTAGAGTAACAACAGCAGGTGCCTTTTGTTGCTCAATTTGATTTTCTAAATTTAGTTTATAATCTGCAAGGACTTCTTCACCCATTGCAGTTTCAACCCAGGCCTGCACAGCATCTTGAGTCAATAGATTAAATGGCTTATATGTTTCTGGATCAGGTTCCGAAAGGCCAACTGAACCAAAAATTTGAGATCCGTGCCCTTCACCGTCTGTTGCAGATAAGATAAACTCTACATTATACACGACATTTGTCAAGCCGTTTAATGTAGGGTGTGCAGCAAATCTAGGAAATTCCCAAGTATATGTAATCATAATAATATTTATCTCCAATGCGGTCCTTCGTACCATCCTGCTAAACTATGTCGTACACCGCTAATTAACGGTGTAACTTCATGAAAAATGATACTAGGAAATACACAAACTGTTCCTCTAGCACGAAGATTTTCCGAGTTAGGATAATGCCCAACATCTAAAAACTTTAAATCACCGCCTTCGTATGCGTCAGGATCACTAAGTTGTACAGTTACACTCAGCTTTCTTTGCGTAGGTAACGGTGCTAAAAATACATCCTGATGCCGTTTGTAAAAACTCTGTTCTTCACCAGTGTAGGTAGCAAA